GCATCATCAATTTGATGATCTTATTGTACTCAAGAACAATCAAGGCACAGAAGAGACCCGAGTTCGACACATGGATTATGGAGTCGTACTGTCAGCATTCTTCTGGAGACGATTCAAGAACAAAGAAAACATAACATTCTTTGACCCTAATCAAGTTCCAGATCTGTATCAAGCATTCTACAGCAACACTGAACTGTTTGAAGAACTCTACGTCAAATACGAAAAGCGCAAGGACCTTCGCAAGAAGACCATGAGCGCAGAAGAAGTGTTCAAGGGCGGCATTCTTAAAGAACGCACTGATACAGGACGTATCTATCTTGTGTTCATTGACAATGTGATGAAGCAGGGTCCTTTTGATCCTGAATATCACACCATCTACCAGAGTAATCTTTGCTGTGAAATACTTTTACCTACTAAGTCCTTTAAACGTCTGGATGACGATACTGGTCGTATCGCACTTTGCACTCTGGGCTCAATCAATTGGGGTGCGTTCCGCAATCCAGAAGACATGCGCCGTGCTTGCCGTATACTGCATCGTAGCCTCAACAACATTCTTGACTATCAAGACTTTCTTTCCATCCAGTCTAAACTCTCCAACGACGAAATTAGACCGCTTGGAATCGGCATCACCAACCTGGCCTACTGGCACGCCAAACGCAGCCTCAGGTACGGTGAGAAGGAAGCTCTAGCCGAAGTCAAAACCTGGATGGAACATCTAGCATTCTACTTGACCGAAGCGTCAGTTGAACTGGCTCAAGAGCGTGGCAAGTGTTTAGGTAGTGATCACACACGCTATGGCAAAGGTGAGTTTCCGTGGGAACTACGTGCCAAAGGTGTGAACGAACTTGCAGATTTTGTTCCGGAACTAGACTGGGAAACCTTGCGTACACAAATGAAAACGCATGGAGTACGCAATGCCACACAAATGGCAGTGGCTCCTGTGGAATCCAGCTCAGTTGTGATCAACTCAACCAACGGTATTGAAATGCCCATGAGCTTGATCAGCGTCAAAGAAAGCAAAGCTGGCAGCTTGACACAAGTGGTTCCAGAATATCACAAACTCAAGAACAAATATCAGCTGATGTGGGAACAACAAGACTGTGACGGCTACCTGAAGACAGCGGCTGTGATTGCTGCTTACGTGGACCAAAGCATTAGCACCAACACATTTTACAATCCTGCACATTTTGCAGATCGCAAGGTGCCAACCACCCTGATTGCTCGGAACTTGATGCAGTCACACCACTGGGGTCTGAAAACTTTTTACTACAGCCTGATCAACAAAACAGGCAGCAAGAATGTCACAGAAGATGCTCCGCTGGAGGTGATTGATTTCGACGATCAAGAAGATTGTGAGGCATGCAAGCTCTAACAAAATAGAAATATAAAAAAATGTCAAAACAACAATACAACCTAACAACACGAACAGACTATCTCAATCGCAAGATGTTTCTGGATCCAGCGGGTCCTGTGACCATTCAACGTTTTGAAGAAGTCAAGTACAAAAAGATTGCAGACTATGAAGCCACGGCACGTGGATTCTTTTGGCAACCCGAAGAAGTCAGTTTGACCAAAGATTCAAATGACTTCAAAGATGCCAGCGAAACAGTACGCCATATCTTTACCAGCAACCTACTGAGACAAACTGCGCTTGACAGTTTACAGGGTCGTGGTCCCAGTCAGATTTTTATGCCTGTGGTATCATTGCCAGAACTAGAAGCCCTGATCTACAACTGGACATTCTTTGAAACCAACATTCACTCAAAGAGCTACAGCCATATCATTCGCAACATCTACAACGTGCCCAAGGATGTGTTCAACACCATTCACGACACACAACAGATCATTGACATGGCGTCCAGTGTGGGCCGGTACTATGATGACCTACACAGAATTAACTGTGCCAAAGAACTGGGCCAATCTGTGGAAGAAACAGAACATGTGAGAGCCATCTACATGGCCTTGCATGCCAGCTATGCACTGGAAGCGTTCAGGTTCATGGTAAGTTTTGCCACCAGTCTGGCCATGGTTGAAAACAAGATCTTCATGGGCAACGGCAACATTATCAGCTTGATTCTACAAGACGAGATTCTGCACAAGGAATGGACTGCCTACATGATCAATCAGGTGGTCAAGGAAGATCCACGTTTTGCTGCCGCCAGGGTCGAGTGCGAAGCCGAAGTGTATGAATTGTATCTGGATGTAATACGTGAAGAAAAGGGCTGGGCAGAATACCTGTTCAACAAGGGCCCTGTGATTGGCCTCAACGCCAACATCCTCAAAGACTTTGTAGACTATACCGCCGTGGCTGCACTCAAGGAAATTGGTATCAAGTACCTAGAACCTGCACCTCGCAGCACACCTATTCCTTGGTTTAACAAACATGTCAACACTAGCAACAAACAAACTGCACTGCAAGAGTCTGAAAGCACTAACTATGTTATTGGAGTCATGAGTGATCAACTAGACTACGATGCACTACCGGAGCTATAAAAATGAATGATGATATTAGACAATCTATTGCAGCAACCGCACCACGAGTGGATGATGCCTGGTTTGATTCAGGCGGTTTTCAAACCTACAAACACCCAACTCCTATCAGTTATGAAACTGCCACGGACAACGGTGTGGTACAAACACTAGAAGGCCCTGTGGACTACACAGTGGGTCACAAGATTATCACTGGTCCCAAGGGAGAAAAGTATCCTGTGAGTCCCATCAAGTTTGCTGCATACTACGACGACAATGGTGATGGCACAGCAACACCCAAGAAGATCATGAAGGTGGCTCGACTTGCTGACCACGACGGAGTTGTCCGAGCCAGCTGGGGAGATTTAAACTATACCAAGGGCAATGATTATATTGTCAAGCACGGCCCTGGGGATTATGGTGTTGTCAAATCAGACATATTTGCCAAAACTTACGACAAATCAAAAGAAGGAAAATAAAATGAAAGCAATTGTATGGTCAAAAGACTCCTGCTCTTTCTGCACTCAAGCAAAAGCACTGTTGGAAGCTCGAGGCATCGAATACGAAGAACGTAACGTGAGCCAGAACTGGACACGTGAACAACTACTAGAAGCAGTACCAAACGCTCGCACAGTGCCGCAAATCTTCTTGGATGAAGAACTAGTAGGAGGATTCAATGAGCTTAGACAGCGACTCACCTGAGCAAAAACTAACTGAAATACTGGCCAATGGCACATTCTTCACAGCTGACTGGTTCAGTTATGCTGTGGACAATTTCAAAGAAGTCAAACGCATCCTGGGCTCAGCTGACAGTATCCTGGAAATAGGATCACACGAAGGCATGAGCACCTGTTGGATGCTGCAAGAATTACTCAGTGACACCGGCACAATTACCTGTATCGATCCCTGGGCCAACGAACCTCTCAGTGCTTTTGATGATGATGTTGTGCCAGAAAATCGCATCATTGAGCGTGTGTTTCGCAGCAACACTAACAAAGCTCGTAAGCCTGGTCAGACACTGGAAGTCATGCCCAATCTAAGTTTTATGGCTCTGGCTGAACTTATTACACAAGGTCGGCGCTATGACTTTATATACGTAGACGGCAGTCACGATGCTGATGCAGTGCTCACTGATGCCTGCATGTGTTTTGGACTGCTCAAGCCTGGCGGCATCATGTTGTTTGACGACTACTTGTGGCCCTATGCAACAGATGCACTAAGCCGACCCAAAATGAGCATTGATGCTTTTGTAAACATGTTCACCAATCGAATCAACATTGGTATACAGAATTATCAACTTAGTATTCAGAAAAAACCCAAGGAAAAATTATGAAAAATCTCGTAGGTAGCACAATAACTTTTAAATTAAATTCTGGCGAAGAACTCATTGCCAAGCTAACACAAGCTGATGGACCCTGGCTTGAAATAAGCGCACCAGTCAGTGTGGCTCCGGGACCACAAGGTCTGGGACTAGTGCCCAGCATGTTTACCGCAGATGCCGACCAAAAAGTCATGCTAAATATTGATAACGTTGTGATTTATGCATTAACAGATGATGCAGTCAAAATGAAGTATATTGAAGCACTCACAGGCATCAAGGTGCCTGAGAAAAAATTAATACTAGGATAACATGCCAGCAGTTCAGCGAGTAGGTGACGTGGATTCAGGTGGTGGTGTAATCACCAGCGGGGTTGGCTCTGTTAGAGTCAACGGAATTCCTGTGAGTGTCAACGGCTCCGGCGTAAGTCCGCATGCTCGTAAAAACAGTCATCGTCCAGTAACGTCCGGAGGTGTTGGTTCTGTCATGGCTGGTGGTTCACCTGTCAATGTTGCTGGAAATCCTGACACCTGTGGTCATACACGAACTGGTGGCAGCTCAAATGTGAGTGCAGGATAATGGCAGCCAGCATACTTACACCTTTACAGATCACAGCCGTCGCTGCATTGCTCAACAATCAAGGTCTCAACCCCTTGCCCGGTGCTCTTACCACAGCACTGGCAGCATTCAATGCTACTCCGTTGATCACTGCGTACCAGGCCGCTGTGGCCTATTATCTGAATCAAACATACAAAACAACCAGCACATTAACAGCCTTGTTGAGCATGGGCAGCGCCACTTGCCCGGCTCTGGGCAACAGTATTCCTGCTGGTGTATTAGGTGACTTTACAAATCTTGTTTACCCAACTGCTACTACTGGCAGTGTTGTGGTACAGGAACTACCAACATCACCGTATGGATTTTCAGGTCTAGCTGAACAAACAGGTAATGCTTACTTAGGCAATGGTGATGCAGGCCGCTTTGCCCAGGGATTTTTGGCAGTACAAGGTTTTATCAGTATTACCAATGATTACATAAACTCAGCAGTAAACGCCAATACCTATCTTGGACCAACATTTACCAATATGGATGCACTAGTCACTGCTGACATCAGCACAGTGAATCCTGATATTGAAAATTTTGGTGTGGATTTAGAAAAACAAGGCCAACTGGTCAATCTTGCAAATTTAAACTTATACGGAACACCAGCTGAGCTCATACGACAAATCAGTGTTCAAGCTGGCATAACCGACGAAGCAATCCCAGTACTACAACAAGCACTAATAAATGCTGGGTTGTCCAGGGCCGACATTAGAGATTTGGTACAGAACAATGTTCGAAGTTTGTTGAATCCTGGCGGCTTGTCTGAAAATCAATTTGATCGATTACAAAAAGTTGCCTGGCTGGCCATGACCGCAGTTGGGTCCAACGAGTTGGCACAGATTTTGAGCATATTAGAAGTAACAACTCCCAACATCACTACACTCAGCGATTTGCTGGATCCAGTCAAGGTGTTCCCCCTTAGTTACGCTACCTTACAGACACCTAGCCCAGATGGTCCGGTACCAATATTTAATTCTACTGGTGCTGTGAATTCTGATATACAGCCCATTGTCAACAGTTACTTGCCTACCCAATCAGGCTGTGACGAATTGGGAAAAATTATACCACAGGCTGATGCAGTGGCCAACAAAGCAATTCAGGTTGCATTACAGCAGATTCCGGGCATCGCTGATTCAACTTTGCCAGCATTGGCAGAAACAGCGAGAGGTTATACTGATCAACCTTGGAATCCTGCACAGCCGTATCTTGTGAATGATCTAGTTGCCAATGGAGAACCAGTGCCTGAGTTTTATCGTGCTCAACAAGATGTACCAGCTGGTATAGATATTGGCAATACCTCTTACTGGTCACCTACTACACTAGATGGTCTTAGCACCATGGCAGGTCTTCCACTGGTACAAGATCTAACAACTCCTGTTCCTGCTGCTGTCACTAGTTTTTTTGCCAACAACGTTGCCACAGGTTCAGGACCTGAGGGAACCATTACCACCTGTGATGTACTGGGCACAGCAATTGACTACAACAACATTGCTGCTACATTCAACACAGCCACTGCTACAATCACAGCACTTGATGGCGCTGGCACACTAAATGCACTCAAGGCCACATAC